AAAAATATTGTGTGTTTTGAATACGACCAAAAGTTAATAAAAACTTGGTGGGTTGTAATGGATTGGTATTCTGTGGGTTTCTATTGAGAATAGTCATTTTAACTCCTTATGAGTATTTAGGAGGCCAAAAAAAAGGGAACCCGAAGATTCCCTTTTAAAATACCACTCTTATTGGTGATTTTTACTATATTTACATATAGTTTTTGACTTACATCAAATTTTTCACTTGGAAAATTCTGTAGTACTTGTTAGTACGTGCGTTCAATGCGCCACGACCAACATCAGTACCTTGTGCAAATGGGTTTGCAACCATACCGTAACGAGTCTTGAAACCAATCTTTGGTTGGAATGTGTACTGATCAACTGCACGAACCATTTGTAGAGGAACGTATGGGCAGTAGAAAATACCAGCATCATAAGGAGAAGAACCCTTATAACCGATTGTTACCAATTCTTGGTTAGATGTGTAACCACCGAAGTATGGGTCAATGTAGACCTTGATACGACCGTGCAACAAACCAGCAAATGTATTGCCTGTGTCATCAACTTGCAAGTCAGCTTGCAAAGCAGGAGTGTATTGCAACACACCAGCCATAGCCATTGCGGAAGCAACGTCAGATGAAACAATCATCACGTTACCTTTACCACGGCGAGTTTGCTTAGCAATAACGTTAGCATCACGTTCGATTTGGAAAATCAAACCTTTGAAACGTTCAACAGACCAACGACCGTTAGAGTCAGTGTCCAAGTCGAAAGCACCAGCAGTAGTAACACCGTACTGAGCACCTGCAACAGCAGTAGTGTAGATAGTACGGATAACTTCACGGTTAATTTCAGCCAAGATTTCTGTAGACAGAATGTTAGACAATTCTGTTTCAGCATCCAAACCGTGAACTGCCTTCAAGTCTTGAGCAAGTTCAAGTGAGTATTCTGCCTTCAAAGCACGGCTTTGAGCAGTAACAGTTACTTTCTCGATAGAGAAAGCCATTTGGCTGAACATACCTGTAGAATCATCAGCACCTAGGCCTTCAGCACGTGTTGTTGACATGCCGATACCAGTTGTGAAACTGTTAGCAACCAAGTCTGCACCAGTGTTAGTAACAATGTCAGTTGCGTTGTTACCACGGAAACCGTACAAGTTACCAGATGAACCAGCACCTGAGAACAATGTGTTAGCTTCGTTGAAGAATGCTTCGTTGCTATCACCAGTGCCAGCAGTACCCATTGCATTGTACTTAGCACGCATTGCGAAGATTAGACCTGTAGGTCCTGTCATTGGCTGAACGCCAGCAACATCATATGCAATTAGGTTAGGCAATGCACGGCGTACCAAACTGATTAAGATTGGGTCGAAGTTTTGAACACCACCACCTGTTACGTTTGCAGGCGCAGCAGAGTAAGTAGTTTCATTCAACTGCTGTGCAGCAGCTGACATTTCGCGTTGTTGATTTTCCAAAATGATAGCTGTAACAGCTTTCTTATATGGGTCTTTAATGTTTTCCAATTCTGGGTGTTCCAAAACTGGTTGCCATTTTTGTTGTAATTCTTCTGACATGTACATGTGAAGTACTCCTTTTTGTTATTTTTTGATATGGTAAATATTTATTTATTTAGCCACTGATTTTGAGATTGCATTTGCAGCAGCATTAATTAAAGCATCATTTTGACCGTTGGTTTTAACCACTGGTTTTTCATCTTCAACTTCTACTTCTTCAAACAAAGCAGACTTATCGGCAGCTTTAACTGTTGACTCTGTGAAATAAGATGTTCTTAGAGTTACCAATTTTTCTGCAAATTCTTCATCAGTATTAAAATCAACGCTCTCTGCGAGTGTTTTCATTTTTTCTACTTGTGTCTGCGTTAGGCCTTCACATACTGCATGTATAGCCTCTGATTTTTTATGTTCATTCAATTCTTTGCGTAGTTCTACGGCTGATTGGATTTGTTCATTGATATCATTTTCCAATTCTTGAACTTTGGTTGTCAATTCTTCAACAACGTCCACTTTGTCTTCTGGAATATCAATGTAGTGTTCAATGAACAAGTTACGTAGACCAGACATAAAGTCTTCTACGATTTCGGAACGCAAACCTTGTTCAATTGCCAATGCGTTTTCTTTAACCCATTCTTCAGCCATATAACCAATATAATCATCCAACTTAACGGACAATTCTTCTTTAACTTGTTCGATAGCGCTTTCAAATTCTTCAAACAAAGCTTCTTCAACTTCTTCCATCAATGCTGATGAACGAGCAATAACTGCTGCTTCAAAAATTGTAGCTGCTTTTTCTTTGAATTCTTCTGAAAGGTCTTGGTCAGAAAGAAGTGCTGAAACGTCAGCTTCAATATCTTCCTTCATTTTTTGTTTTTTCATCATGGACTTAATCATCTTCTTGTCTTCAGCTTCGTCTTCGTGTCCTTTTTCTTCCTTTTCTTTTTCTTCTGCAACAATTTCTTCTGCATAAGATTGGAATGTGGCACCTGGGTTAGCGTGGAAAGTTTGTTTAGCTAATTTAGCCTTAACACGGTCACGAATAGAAGAATAATCTGTTGCGTCAGCTTGAGCAACTTCATTTTCTGCACCTTGAGTTTGACCTGGTTGACCAGTCAACTTAGAACCAGCTTCTGCACCTACTGGAGGTGTTGCACCTGGAGGCATTGCGCTTGGTGTACCTTTTGTGTAGTCACCAGCTTGGTCGTCTTTCTTATCAACAACACCAGCAACTTCACCAACATCTTTTTGGCCTGTTACAACCGATGTAGGTAATTTAGATGGACCATTTTGGCCACTACGCTTTGAAGAAATGTTGGAATCAAAAGTTTCCTTTGATCCTTCATTCATCAAAATAGACTTAGCGGCTTCTGACAGATTTAGTTTTCCCATTTTGAGAATCTCCTTGATTTTTATATTGGATATTTATAATTAAAGTTTTTTGATGAGGTTTTCAAACAACTTTAGACTTACTGATTCAATTTCTTTACGAGAAGCTTGACGAACTTCTGTTCTCGCTTCTTCAAATTGTTGTTCCGTCCAGATGCCATTTACCATCACCCACTCTTTACCTTCCATGATACCTTGCACAAAAGCGCCTGGTGCAGAAGGGTCTGCTACAATATCTGCCGCTGTGGCCAGATGAAAGTCTCCCTGAACAACATTGATGCCATTCTCCATTTTCAGTGAACCCATACCACGTGATGACACGCCGAGTTGAGCTCCACCTTCAATAAGATTTCTAGCAATATTGCCCATTGGTGTTTCGAGAATTTTAGCTTTGCCTATCCATGCATTACCTTCTTGACGTAAGCCAACAATTAAGTGTGACACACGGTCTAAGTTAATGGATGGTGTGTCTGGATGACCCAGTTCACCAAAGGCACGATTTTTAGATACATATTCTTCAGCATAACGATTAACCTCTTTACGCATAGTTTCTTCTTTATACATGCGTTTATTACGGTTAACAGTTTCTGCAACAAGAAAAGGTCCCTCAATGAAAAGGGTTTTCTTGCCGTCTTTTTCTTCTGTGATGTAATTTACCGATTCGGTAAGTTCTTTAATTAGTTTCATTTGTAATCCTTTTAAGGACGAACACCAAAAGGTGGATAGTTGAACGCTGCAGGATCATTAAATTGTCCACGTTGATAGTGTGCATTGTCTTTACGGAATTCAATGACGATTGTGTAACTTGCATTAGCCGTTTGGCCACGACTGCATATTGCAATATCTCCATTGTTATTTGCTGATACTGTTGGATTTTTTATTGTAATCCAATTTCCGTTTCCATCATATTCGCCATTGCCTTGCATAAACATAATTGGAACACCAGCATTTGCCAATGGACTAGCTGTGTTGGCCCAATACAATTGAATGTCGCCTGTCGCAGTATCAGTATCATACCAAAGTCGGTGTATGGTAAGACCATAATAAGACAATGGTCCTGTATTTGCGGTCGAAGATAATAGATTTGCCTTAGAACTGTCTAATGCACCATAAAGTGTGTTTGCTGCAATTCTAGCTGTATTATTTTCTTGGCCACTACCGTCAAATTCACCTGTCAATTTAATGATTGCGTGTTGTGTATCATCTTTTAATACTTGATATGAAAATTTGTTTGCCATTTTTTATCCTATTATTGTTCTGGTGTAACTGCTTCATCTTCAGCAGTTGCCATTGGGTCCTGTTGACTAAACATATTTTTTGCAACTTCCATTTTCTTTGCTTCAATATGAGCCATTACTTTATCTTGCAAATTTGAATAGAAAGCGTTACGCATTTCCATTGCTTGGTCGTTTTCTGCGTAGTCGATAATTTGTCTTGTGTCCATTATTTTCTCCTGATGAAATATTTATAATATACGTTTTAATTTTGCGAAAGTATTATCTTCCAACTTCAAATCACCTTTTATTGATTCACTTTTTGGTTTAGATTTCTCTTTTGGTTTACTCGAAGAACTATTGGTATTTGATCCGTTTGACTGTGCAGGTTGACTTGTATCCGCAGGCATAGCTTTTGCCATAGCTACCTGGTTTTCCATATCAACTTGTCCCACCATTTGTTGTTGTGCAACTTGATTGGTTACTTCAACTGGCAATCCATTACCTTCTGCTTTTTCTTCTTCAATTTCTTGCTGCATTTCTTCAATTTCATCATCATTCATACGCAATACATTTCGTTGAATCCATGCTTGAGAGAAATAACGACCTGTATATGGATCAACAGATGCCAATAATTGCAATCTATTGGTCATTAATTCTGCATCTTTTAATTCTGAGAAATTATTATCTTTAATAAAGTCGTAATGAATGTTCTCTTTAATTAAATCCCACTCATCAGCAGTACAAATGCCTTTCAATACACATTGAATACGTAAAGCCTGATTAAATACTTCTGAAAATTTATTGCGTAAACGATCCACAAATTTGGCAAATTTCAATTCGTCACGAGTAATTTCACCAGTTCTACCTAATGAAAAACCAGAAGTCTCAGGATTCAACCTTGAAACCGGAACACATAAAGCTTTAAACAATTTCTTTTCAAAATACTTAACATCTTCTAGTTCACCTAGATTTTGTCCACCTGGTAATGTAGTGATTTCCGTACCTTTACCACCTTCACGGCGAGGCAACCAGAAATCTTCCATCATAGACAGATGTTTACGATCATCACGAATCTCACCTGTGTTGGCATCATATACCAACTTGTTTTTATACTTAACCATAATATCACGTAGATATTGTTCAGCTTTTAATTTTGGTAAGTTACCAACATCAATGTAGAAAATACGGCGTTCAGGAGCACGAGATATACGATAGATAACAGTGGCATCCTCAATCATTCTTAATTGATTGAGTGGCTTTATTGCTTTGTGCAAATACGAAAGAACAACCGCTCTACGAGAGTCCATAAGACCAGAAACGACAGAAACAATAGAATCTGTTGTAATTCGGACACCAACAGGACCAAAATTAGAACTAGAACCAGTAACAACCTTATCATTGTAAATATAGTATTCATTGACAACTTTCATCACTTCCGCACCAGTGCGTTCATCTTTTTGTTTCTTCATTTCACGGACCTTACGCAATCTACGTGGGTCGATATAACGAAGTTCTTTAACACCTTCGGTTGGTTTTTCACGGTCAATAATTACATGATAGTAAATGCGGCCGTCTACATAAAACCTACGGAAAATATCTTGTGCCATATGTTGGTAATTCATCAAACGCAAAATGGTTTGGAATTCCGCCTTAATGGCATTTTTAATTTTATCTGGCTGTTGTAAGTTGTCCAGAACAATTTCTATTGTTTTGCCATCGTCATCCTGGCAAATTGCTTCATTAACTATGTCATCTATCGCAGATTCAATTTCTGGCTGCATAGCCATTTCACGGTAACGAGAAATGAGTTCTACCTCATTTTTTGCTGTACCATCTAGGTCAACATATGTGCCATAATAAGCGGCAGATGTAATAGTTAATGCGCCGTCATCCTGAGATGGTGGCGTAAAAGATTGTTGCGTTGCTTGTTTGTCCTCGTCTTGTTCACGAGAAATAGTAAAACCAAACAGCGAAAATTTATTAGGTGTTGCCATATTACTTTATTTTAATAACAAATTCAAAAAAACATATAGGGGGCCGAAGCCCCCATAGTATCAATAAGTTGTGTCTGATTCCCACCATTGATATGCAAATGTTACTGCATATTCTTCAATGGAATCATTTGAACCCCAATCTAAATCAATTGGTGCCAAATCTTGTGGGAACAATCCTACAAATTTATATTTCTTTAGTGTATCTCCAGCTTTACCGAATTGAGTTACTTCGGCATCCACGGAGTACTGAGAAATATTTGTTGCATTGGCTGCACGAACATTCGTTGAATGACTATTTAGAGCATTCATCCACGACTCTATAGAATTACGAATTGTAAAATCTTCATCGTTGATGATTGTTAATGTCCAATCTGGGAATGTTCTATTGCCTGCCAATTTCAATTCACGACCGAAGTAGTAAACTGGTACAGTGCCAATTGTTGAACCAGGTAGTTGAGCGGCTTTAGCCATGAAAGTAACTTTCTGGCCAGCAGCCGAACCATTGCTAGCAATAGTTGGAAAAACTAGAGTCACAGAAAACAGATTAGGACGGGCACCGTCACCAATCATATTCGCTCTAAATTCTGCTACATTAAATGCCATTTTTATCTCCTATTATTGTTTATTTATTAGACTGAACCAACGATAGTCCTAAAGTCAACACCCGTTGCAACAGCCACAAAATTCAACTGGATATAATTAACAGAACGAGCAGGCTTAATGTAGATATCGCCAACAAACTGGTTACTATCAATAACATTGGATGTGTTGTTGGTCGAATCACAAACAACTTTAAAGTCTGTGATACCACGGCGACCTTGAACATCTCTCAAGAATGGTGTTACCAAAGAAACAAATTGTGCTCGTGTAAATTCATCATTCAATTCGAATAGTGAATACTTTGCCGCAGTTGAAATTGATTTTTCCAAAACAATAAACAATCTACGAACATTAACTCTATCAAATGCTGATGGTTCGGCTTGCAAGGTTTTGTCACCAAACAATACTGTACCTTGACCAGGGAACGATACAACTGGATTAATACCTGCTGCATATATTGTGTCACGTTGAGTTTTCGATGGATTCCATGCCAACTTGATACAGTTCTTAATTGCACCACGATTGAAACCAGCTGGAGAGAACCAAGGATCTTTAACAGTATCTGTGTAAACACATAAACCAGCAATATCGGCATTCAAAGGAATATAACGATATGTTTGATTGTATCTGTCGTATTGATATTTCCAACCAGAATCGGCAACTGTGTATGAACCTGATGAAGCACTTGAACGTGACAAAGCATTGTTCCAAGAAACGATGTTTGTAGTTTCATTGCCAGATTGGTTAATCACATTTGCTGATGGAGGAGACACAAAAGCAATACAGTCAGCACGTGCTGCAGCAATATTATCAATGACATATTGTTGTGTTGCCAAATCAGCATCACCAGTAATTACTAATGAAATATCTGTTGTTTCTTTATTTGTGAATAGAGCGTAAGCATTTTGCAAATTGCCAGGCAAAGTTTGAACATCTGTGCCGCCAGTTAATCTCACGCCAAATACACCTGTTGGATAGTTACCAGTAGTGATTCTGATAAATGTTGTTGACGATGCTTGTCCCCAAGTTCCTGAAGTTGCAGCATAATCCATTGGATCCATTGCATAAACATACTTTGAGTTATTAAAAATAACTTGTTTATAGTAATTTGAAGATCC